GTACTGCTGAAGAGCTGTGAAGATGGTGTGTTTCTCAAATATAGACCAGTTCTGTTCTATCCTGGCACCATCTTTGTTGTAATACTGGTTAAACATGACGACGACTGGGTGGTAAGTGAAAGCAGACATATCGTTCTTGTTATTTATAAACTTGTTACCTATTATGATTTGAAGAAAAAAGTAATCAATTTTTTTAGTTACCAGCTTGTTTTTAACATCTCTATTTTTTATTTTATTTTATTCATCTTTGATGTAACCATCTTCCGCTAACTCCTCTCCACATGAGTCGTTACAATTCTCGCATAAAGCTTCTGATTTGAAGCCCTTATTCCATAAGGTTATCGTAGTTGTATAATCACAACATAAGCGAGAGCATTTAGTGCAAACGACACTGCAATCCTCGCAGATCCAATTATTATCATCATCGTAGCTACCACAAGAGCAACGCTCACTGCAATGACAACACATCTTGTAAGGGAAGATATTAGGGGCCCAAGTTTCATCAGTGCATTCATATATCGTAGTTATGTCTCTGTCAAGCAAGTTTCTCAACACATCCAACATCTTAACTTTATCGTCACCATTCACAGCTTCCAGTTTCTCATGCATCCAATCATTAGTTTTTTTTAACCAACCAAGCAGTTTATCATCATTCAATAACTCGGTTTCAATTAGTTGCAATGTATTCAAACTTACTACAAGATCTGAAGCGTCCACCTCCCAATCGGCAATACATTTATAAGCCATTGTTGTTGTTGTTGTTGTTGTTAGATGCATATAAGTACTGGGCTAAAAATGATTTCAATTTTTTTTGTTACCAGCTTGTTTTTAACATCACTAAACATTTATAAAAAAAAATGATTAGAATTTAGCGATTGAATTAATAACAATAAAACAAGAATAAGAAAATGCCAACGGAAGACTATGAAATATTCATATGCTGTGGCTGTGGCTGTGACTGGGTGGTGGACGATCACAATACGATAATCATACAATGGTTTAATCAAACAACTAGTCACTGGAGAAATTTATGTGTTGAATGCTCTCAAGAGCAAGAGAAGCAAAACAACGGATATCAAATAATTAAAATATAGAGCAAGTATATTTCACAAATGAAGTAATCAACCATAATATTTTTTCCACCAGATCCTGATCTCTCTAATTGATTTCATCTCTTCTAATCCAGTCCTGTCAATGATGCGAAGAGAGAAGGACTTTGCATTTGATCGTTTAGACTCTTTAAATGCAGTTATTAACTTCTCTAAATCATTCATTAATATCAAGTCTTAAAATAACTTGACATTAATAACTCGTTCTCTTAGCCATGTAACTCCGAAACTCGTCATCCATTTTTTTCTGATTCTTGTACCCACTCCAAATTCCAAATGTAAAAGTATCTATTACTAAATCAAGAATATTAATCATATACATTTACCCGATATAATTATTTGCATCAAAAGTTATTATCATCAAAATCAAAATCAGTTGCAGTCTTTGTAACATCAGCCATTGAGTATTCAGCGACTCTAGCCTCAAAAAAGTTAGTCTTTCGCTCCATGCTAATAAGCTCCATCCAGTGAAACGGATTTACTGCATTATAGATCTTGTCATAACCCATCTGTAAACATAGCCGATCGGCCACGAATCTAATATACTCCTTCATCATATCACAATTCATTCCTAACAAACGGCACGGAAGAGCCTCACAAATAAATTCTAACTCAATCTCTACAGCCTCACGAATCAGGACCTCAAACAGCTTTGGTTTCATTCTTGATTGTAACTTTGAGTAGAGCAGAATTGCAAACTCACAATGCAAGGCCTCATCACGAGAGATAAGTTCATTTGAAAAACACAAGCCAGGTAACAATGCTCTTTTTTTGATCCAGAATATGGAGCAGAATGCACCGCTAAAAAAGATACCTTCCACACATGCGAATGCGACTAGTCTAGTTTCAAAGGGGCAAGAGCAGTGAATATATTTTTGAGCCCACTCAGCCTTCTTGCGTATACATGGGAAATTATCAATCGCATGAAATAGCTCGTCCTTTCTCTTCTTGTCCTTGATATATGTATCAATTAATAAAGAATAAGTTTGGGAGTGAATCTGCTCCATTGCAATTTGAAATGAATAGAAGGCACGAGCCTCAGCGACTCCAACATCAGTCATGAATTTTCCTGCTAGATTCTCCATAACTATTCCATCGGATCCAGCGAAGAAGGCAAGTACCATTGAGATGAAATGCTGTTCGTCAGGTGTTAACTTATTCCAGTCGTTAATATCTTTGCTGAGATCAATCTCTTCAGCCCTCCAAAACAAATCAACTTGCTTCTTATAGAGAGACCATATATCATCATACTGGATTGGGAAGAGAACAAATCGGGAATTATCAGACTCAAGGATTGGATCCATCTACTAAACAGGGAGAAGATAATTCAAGAATTTCAACATTCGGTGGTTTCACCCAGATATACACAAATTCGCGATAGTCTTGATTACGAAAGATTTCAGTCTTTTTCAATGGAATGATCTCAGTAGCTTCTCCCAAGAATGTTTTGATAAAGTCGTAAATTTCTGGATTCACATTGAGAGCAAAGATTCCATTCTCCTTCAATCCATCATAAGTCTTGTTAACAAGGGGGCGATAAAAATTATCATTCCACTCTTTCTTAGATCTCCAGAGATGTGGTTGGTTCGGGTATGTTTCTCTCGTATAGTAAGGAGGAGAAGTGAAAACACAATCGTACTCCATAGTATTGTAATCAATTGAAAGACAATCACGAAACATGAGAGATATATAAGTTTTCATTCCATTCTTTCTCTCAACAAAGGTCTTCAGATTATGATAAGGAAGCATCAAATCAGTGTTGCTATCAATACCGATGTACTGCTTGGCCCTGAGAGCACAAGCACCAAGAAGGCGACCTCCCCAGCCCATCGTTGGATCAAGTATAACTTTGGGTTTGAATTTTTCAAGAGCATTAATCATCTGACAAGGAGGGAATGCTGATATGGAGCTGTGATCGTATTTAAACATTTGCCACATACGCTGGACCTCGTTTGAATTCGGATCTTCAGCTTCAAGTCTTGCGAGATAGGCTTGTTGAGTAGGGCGGAGATTCGGCTCCTTAAGAAACTCATAGAATGAGATTCCGCTCTTCCCCTTTGTTTCTAGTCTCTCAATTCTAGTAAAATAATCAACGATCTTTAAACCACCACGGGCTTTGCCGTCCATCAAGTTAGACCAATCATGGTCTAGGTCCTCAGCAGTAATCTCCTTAGTGATTTGCTTTTGAATATCCTGCCTCGGATCAACAGGTAATTCTCTCTCTTTCATTTCAGAAGAGATGATATTTGCTTTGTAGCTATTTCGCATAAATTTACGAAGGAGTGCATCGGGATCACTACGAGCTTGCATTTGAGCTTCAATAACTGATAGCATTGTTGTATATTTAGAGAAGAGAAAAAATTTCTCTAAATAACATATTATTAAACTAACTTTACAACTTTACATAATTCAAATCTGTACCGATGGAATGTCCTAGTGCACTAGCATTCTCCTTCACCTTTGACAGCATAGGGCCGAGTAGATGCGTGTTCCAGATGTGACGAAGCATACTTGATGAAACAGCTTTCCCAAATATTGAATTGAGAGAACGAGTCATCTTGACAGAACCACTACGATCATTAGTGTCAGGAAATAGCAAGTAATCACCATCTATCAAAGACATTAACTTAATATATTCGTCAAGCACATCACGAAGAGCATTCGGAACTGCAAACTTCTCAGGACCACGAGAACGAGCCGTCTTGTAAATATTAAATACAAAGTTCTCTCCATCATAATAGTTCTTAGTCTTATCATCAGTCTTACCAATTACCATCTGGAAGTAATCAGCATTGCGTCTAGGAGGAAGACTAGTGTAGAGAGAAAGCAAAACATTTCTCTCAATAGCATCAATAGCATGACTATTATTATTAGCGATTTGATCGGGTGTGACCTTATCAGCCTCTTCTTGCAATCTCTTCTGGACTGCCATGACATCACTCCACTCCATCCAGTTGTCGGCTTGGACCTTGGTCTTTTCATTCGGATCAATCTTGTTAACAACATCAACCTTGAAATTATTCAGGGCAGTCTTATAATTAGAATTGATCTTGTTATAAGTGGGATTATTCAGCTGTTCCAGCACACCGACGAGAGCAGTCAAATAAGATTTGCGAGTATTTACATTTACAATCTTTGCAATAGCTTCATTCATCTTGACATGATCTTTCAGGAATGAGAGAGAAGAGAATGGTTTATCTTTATTTAGAATTCGTAACTTTGTCAAGTACAGATTAGCAGTCCCTTCACTATACTTCTCTAGCAGTTTGGTTTTCAAGGTATCCATGTAGGGAGACATCGTGTTTGTCTTTTTAGGTCTAGCCATTTAATATTGCTAAAGATAATAATTTAAATTTATTATCTTTTAACTCTCAATTAATTCATTTAAAAAGTCGTTGGGTCATTAAGGAGCATTTCCTCTTGTAAGTTCTCTCAAAGCTTGAAGTTTCACAAGTCTCTGTTCCTTTCCAATATCGCTCTCATTCCCAGAATACATATCTTGTTGCATAGCACGAGATGATCCGAATGGAGCATCACTATTGTAATCAGGTACAGCCGTAGCTAAACCAGCGAAAGGTGGGAGCTTACCAGTAGTTCCTGGTTTAGGTCCACGCTTTTTTCCCGATGACTTTCCAGGTATTTTGTTACCAGCTAAATTATCGGCAGTAGCAGGAGTATTAGTCTGAACTTCTAATGGAGTATCAACAATCAAATTACCCGCACTAACTTGTGGTGCTCTTGCAACTCCCGATTTTAAAAGATCGCTGGGCTGAGTGGGTTGAGGAACATATACATCATAACGAATCATTCTTGTTAAAGGTTGTTGATAGGAGCTAGTGAGAGAAGAAGGGGGAGCAGGTTTCTTGGCCCTAACACGGCGTTTCGTCTTTCGTCTCAATTTGGGATGGGCTACATTAACAACCACGCTCACAGATTGTTTTTGCTTTTGTTTCAACTTATCCATATACATATTGAGAGAAAATAATCATTCCTCTTTGATAGATAACCTAGTAAAATTCTTGAAGTACTGATTGTCTCTCTGATTGTAAAATAAAAAGTTATACTTCTCATCAAACACATAATCAATCAGCTGTTTCAAATCCTTCTTGTCTAGTGCAAACACATCATCAGAAAATGACTGGATCTCTATCGTAGATTTTGGTTTGAATATGATGTAGGCATCAATCATTGAACGAAGAGACTTTGGAAGTGACTTTAATGTTAACAGCGTTATCATGATCTGAAGATGATAGTGCCTATGTTTATGTATGAGCTTTCTAAGTGTGTGCTCCACTCGTTTAGTCTTTAGCTCTTCGCTCCAGTCATCCAGGATTAATACCGAGTTACCTCCATTATCCTTGACTGCTAATGCTTGTTCTAAAATACTCTCAAATGTATCAGATGAGAGATCATGGAATACTCTTTCTCTCGGATGCTGTGAAAATGGATGGTCTGGTGTAGAACTCATTACCTCTTCTGGTGTGCTGTAGAAGACCTTATCAAATACTTTGCGAAATACTTTAGCTTCGCCTCCCTTTGTCATTATGCTCTCAACAAATGAACTCTTCCCTGAACCTTGCGGACCTGAAATAACATAGACACTTGGACGATCAAGGAAAGGCGGTTTAACGCCCAAGCTCATATCCGTGTTCTGCTTACTGGCTTTAATTTTAATGTCACCCGTTTCAAGCTCTTCTATCTTCATTAACATATTGTGAGATTTTAAATAATCACATCTATGCTTAAATCTAATCAACTAAGCCATCATTTGAATCAGTAAATGTATCAGTACTTATTGTCAGCGGGATTGAAAGTGGACTAGGTTGTGATGTGCCATATTCAATTGCAACTAGTTTATCTTCCACTCGCTTCTTCAGTATGATACTTGACTCTACGAGTTTGATGTAGCGACCATATGTTTCAGTCAAGAAGGTCGGACCATCACTGATGCGGTTCTCTCGTTTGAGAGAAAGATATTTATAAATGTCAGTTGAGAGAACATAGAACTCTTTGGACCCAACCATCTCAACCTCCATCTGCTTACTAAAGCCGTAAAATAATTCAATAGATCCGATGATCCCACATGTGAGAGAAAGAAACATATTGATTAGACTAATATAGCCTTGGGCCAAGAACGGCTGTAAGCTGACAGCTCCAACGGAATTGATTGCACTTATGACGATAATAGGTAAGCGGTAATACTTTAGCCGTCCTTTAAGTTGCAAGTATCGTTTGCGATGATAGTGAGATAGAACTGACGAGTTACATCTTATGTTATCAAGAATCGTTTCAATGTCGTTCATATATATTGGAAAAGAATATAAAGGAGAGAAAACGCATTGGATCGCCGACATTATTACCGATTTTATAACGATTTCATAATGATTTCATAATTTATTCATAATAAATTGATTGTAAATTGAATATAAAGTAAAAACAATTGTTTTTATCATCTTTTTAACTCATTATTAACAATATTTCACTATATTACTGATTTAGTAACCATTTTGAAGGTTATTAAATCATTTTAAGAGAGTTTTGAAATCATTTTGAAATCAAGGCATTCAAAGCTGGCTCTTTTTCCAATTCGTTGGATTACTTACTCGGGCCGACCTGTCAATTGCTCTCCCATATGATTGCATTCCCCTGAATGTAGTTTGGATAGGATATGCTCTTGCTAAAGCCGATGCAAGTAGTGGACTCTCTAACGGCATAAAGTTGGGGATCAACTGACCTGCACCAGTCAGACGATTCGTAGGCTCACCATTATACAAGTAAGCATCATCTAGCATGGGAATCTTGTATCCAGTACTCATAAGTCTCTCACTACCAATGAAGCCCTTGTTGGGCTCAGCTACCTGAATAACCTGTCGTCTTAATTTCGTATCAGCCATATACATTCTAACAAGATAATTATTTAATATTGGATTACTTGATTACGCCTAACCTCATACGGAGACATTTCTCTCACATTCCATGTCATGATGAACTGACAAGGAGAGACAGAATCAACTATAAGAGTTGTCATGAGTTCCGCTGGTGTCAACAATTCAGTAGCACCGCTTAATGTATATGTTCCAACACCACCAGTTCCAGTTCCTAGAGCAGTGATAGTTCTGACGACTCCAGTGCTATAGTTCAATGTCTGACCTACTGCTAATATTCCAGCAACCACGCTTGTAACAGTTAGCGTATTTCCTGCTACACCAGATCCATTATCAATCTTTGCAACGAACTGGGCCTTGACATCAGGCGAAGAAGCAGGGACTAACTGATTAGGAGGAGAGATACCAGAAATTGTCTGGGAGATCTCTTGACCTGATAACCTACACATTGTTACATTGAATGGTGTTCCAGGTTGTAAGGTATTCAATCGGAATGTAACAGGGGCTGGTGTGGTTGCATAACATGGATTCGCACCAGTATCATAATTCGCTACCATGCCTAAAGTAATACGACTATCAATTATTCCACTTGAATTTATTATTGCTGAAGTGGTTCTAGGTATATTTGCAACAAAGAAAAACAAACTATGAGGAGCAGAAGTACCATCACGCTCAATAGCAAGTTGTACTACTTCAACCTCAAAATAATTCTTCTCATTTAGTTTTGGGATCATCGGCATAGCAAACGACCATTGTGTGGTCGTGCTTTGACCGATAAAGGTTTGCGTATACTGATTAACAATCTCGGGCATATACTAAATGTGGAGATAATAAAAATCGGTTATGCTTGTTTTGAATATATGTTCTTATTTGATAGTGAGGATAGCCCATGATTAACGCTGTTGGAATAAAATACCAATTGTAACGACTTTGAGGTTTCCAGTTAAGGTTCCCGATGCTACCGAAAACCTAAACCTGATTCTTAAAACATCACTGGTTGAAGCATTACTTGGAGATGTGAATAATCCACTTGCCTGTGCCTCAGCAGAAGCCACCGATATACTAAATGTGGATGATGTCGCAATAGCAGTGCTAGTTGTAACATTGAATACAGATACTGACATGTTTACGGCAGTTGCTGTTCCAGTAATAGCTCCACTATCTAAGAATACTTGATAACCAACTGGTCTGACACTGAATGGATATGACATGATAGTACATGTATAAACTGAATTTATAGCACCCAGACGCATATTTAAGTCTGTTGCCTGAACTATTCCCATAGGTAATGTTCCTTCTTTTACAATTGAGATCATATCTACGGCTGAGACACTTGTTCCAACAGAATATCTGGTTGCGTTAACCTGACCGACCAAGTCAATATTAGAATTTGTGATTGTAGTATTAATGCTGGATACATTTACTTTATCAGTTCCCGATACATTTTGAATCCTGTATTCGCTTGATGCAATATAAGTTATAGTAGGATTTGTATTAGTAGTAGTTGTAGATGTTATATTTAGTTTGTCAGTTCCCGCTACTGATTGAACTCTAAATGCGCTAGACGCAACATTGGTTATAGTAGCATTTGTCTCGGTAGTTAGAGTTGGCGTAATAGCCAGATGATTCAATGTCCCATCTGTTACATTAAACGCAGTAGAAGCCACATTGTTAATCGTAGCATTTGTCTCGGTAGTTATAGTTGGCGTAATAGCCAGATGAGTAAGTGTCCCATCAGTCACATTAAACGCAGAAGAAGCCACATTCGTTATCGTAGCATCGCGAATAGTCATCAAACTTGACGCAATATCAACACCAACAGTAGTAGAATTAATAGTTAGTTTCACACTTGTGTCTCCATTCAGTACCTGATTTGTGTTTGTCATAGTAGTCGTAGCACTGCCTATGGATAATTTATCAGTTGTGCCAACCTTGTGAAGTATAGTTCCAGTCGTTAATGCTTTCAATTGTATGAACGCTGGATCTAAATCCAGAGCAGTTGTTCCAGCAGTCGTTTTGATAGTAGTGTAATCATTTGTCATCGTAGTAGTGCCTCCAAGTCCTCCAGCATTCGTAATCGTGAGTTTATCTACTGCGCCTACTCTGCCAGTTATCGTTCCCAGATTATTGGTCTTGATAAGCATGTTCGTTGTGTCAACAACAGTTCCACCATCACCGATTCCATTTGTAACTGAAACGCTCGTATTGCTTATCGTTGTCGCCGTGCTCGTGGCATTGAACCTCTGTGCGCCGTTCACACTGAGTCTCATTGTAGTTGAAGGATTCAATGTAATGGTAGCAGGCGTAAATGTGGAATTGGTTGCTGAGCCAGTCAAGTCCTTTATGGTTAACGAGTCACATCTAATCTCACCAACTGATGTAGTTGTGGTTGCGTCGTATAATCGTATGTAGCCAGTACTAATGTTGTTAGCAGATGAAGTTAAGTCCAGTGTGCCATTCGCCTTTACACTCAAAGCAGTTGGAAACACACCAATAGTGCTGGATCCGCTTGTAAGTTCCACTTTCGTAGCACCATTTGCTCTGACCTGCCCGTATAGTCCTGAGGCAGTTGGATCAGTCGCAATCAAATCAATCACACCATCAGTTGCTGTTCCTGTTGCAGTGATTGTTGTATTAGTATTGTTAACTACCAAATTGTCTGTGAATGTTTTCAAACCATTTATGCTCTCAGTTAGATTGCCAGTTTTATGAACGACGCTCGCATCAAGCACTGCGATTGAAGTTGAAATATCTGAGAAGTCATCGCCCCCAAGCATTGATAAGGAATTTGTGGAAACATAGTCAACCATTTAATATACCTTGATATTAAATTGTTATTTGTATTACTTGGTAAAATTCTTCAAGCTGTGTGATGAGAGAGTATCTAGTATTTTCTCAGCACCGAAATGCACGAGCCTACCAAGCGGACTTTTCTCTAAATGTGGTTTTGCTAAGCGAAGTATCGTTTTCCCAATACTCGCCTTTTCAGCAGGGGCCTTGTATGTAATATGTTTTCCGATCAGGTTACTCTTAATGCTCTGACTGATAGCATCTCCAGATACAGCATGGTGTGTGCTCTTCTCTGCAACCTCCTTGTATGCCTTGTTCTTCTTTGAAATCTCCTTGCTTTGTAGTGGACTGGTTCCAGCATTGAATGTGTGTAATTGTTCTACATTCTTTCTAACAGCTTCGCTCTTTACTATGCTGTGGTGGGCTGTGGATCCTCCGAGTGAATGGCCCGTCAAATATATCTTGTTTTCGGGATTCGTTTCTTTCAGTTGTTTCACAATCTTTTCAGTTTGTTTCACTCGTTCCTTGTGGAGTTTATCATGGGACTTGTTTCCAAATAAAATTGCTACATCTGCTTTGATCTGCTTGTTTGCTTTCGTTGATCCAACATCGGTTCCCCTGTGGGCGATTATTGTGTGTGGGTTCACATTGTGCTTATATACGCTTATGTCAGCAGTACTCAAATCATTCAATCGTGAATAGTCTGTTGGGGCTCCCGTTCCATACGATGCTTCACTCGCTAATGCTAAATCCTTGACTGATGGGTCCATCTGTTATAGGAGGAGATTTTATTCCACACACTACTTTGGCTCTATTATAGTTGTGAATGTTCTCCCGATAATATATTTTGTAATATTCTTGCTGTTTCTTTTTCAGAGCTTCAGGTGATAAGTATGCTCGTTTAACATTTACTAATGGTGTTGTTGTGCTGTCAATGTAATGCTGTTCTCTCATTCTTAGATCCACCTTGCTAATATCATGTGGCAATTGCTGGAGTTGGTTGCATTCCCAATTGTCAAGACCACCCGTATCTCGTACGAGGTCATAGAATGCATTTTTAACTCCGTTGCGTATTCCGAAATTATGCAACCAAATGCGTTGTTGAAGATTACCCGTGGAGCCGATATAACGCCGATCAGTAGCATTGTTTTTACAACGCCATTCATAGATGGAAGGAACATTCATTTAATATTGCTAAAGATATTAAATTAATTGAAATGAACTGAAATAATCAATGTTTGCTTACTTGGAGAAGGATACCTGGCCCGTAGCAAAGTCAACCTCAATCACCATATCGTATCCAACAAAGGAATCCATCTGATAAGCAACTCCAACCTGAGCGGAGCAAGTCGCCTGAACGATCATGTTAGAGGACTGAGTATCAAGACCCGACACAGTCTTGGAAACACCCGAATACTCCTCAAACATAAGGCCCTGAGCGTAGGCCCCACAAGTCGCCGATGTGGTTGCCTGAGTCTGCATATACTGGGCGGAGGCGAAGACGCAATCAATAGCAGGGCTGTGGAGCTGAGCGAGAATCTTGGTGAATTCCATGAAGGCTTCCGCACCAGAACTGGTCTTGGTAGTTCCCTGAGTCAAATGCGTGATAGCCGTCGGAGGGAATTGACGGCCCCCTATATTGATGGAGATCTGATCTAAAAACGGGAAAATGCGGGCTCCCCAAAAATTATCGCCAACTGTCGCACTAGCAGACCTACGCCAGATATTCATCAGGAACTTGACACTGGAGAACCTAGCAGGAACAAGGTAAGAGAATGCAGTATCAGTGGACGCACCAGTTACATTGTAATTTTGGACTCCACAGCAGTGACTCTTCAAAATTCCCGCACCTTCCTTAGCTAAGTTCATCATAACCTCAGGCATAACATCAACATAGTCTAACTGGAGCTTAATGTTATTGATGGTCCCACCCGTGAGCGTGGCTCCCTGTCCCGACTGCAAATATCCAGCCCACGAAATCCTGAGGCGGTAGCCTTCGGAAGCATGTACCAGAGATTCTGCGAGCACTCCGAGAACGGGATCATAGAGAGGAATGCACGCACGATAAGTGGTGTCACCAGTGTGAGCGAACGGCTGTTTTACCGCAAGTAAGTTGACTAAAGGAATGGAAGGACTACCATCCGTAATAGCGGTATTGTAATTCGGAGCAAGAGTATTTGCGAGGATAGATCCAACATTCTTCGCACGAGTTCCGTTCTGGAAATCCCACATCAAATTGGAGAAGGCTCCATAGTTATCCAAAAGAGTGACCGATTGTCCCTGGCAAGTGAGCTCTAGCGTTTTTATCGCAGATCCTGCATCTCCATTTGAAAATCCAAGATTTATGGGATAAACTGTGGTGGCAGATGCAGTGGAAGTTCCAGTGAAAGTGTAGTCAAATTCAAGGTAAGAAGCCTGCCCGTTAATCATGCTAAATTTTGACGAGGGGATGGATATGTAGGTATCAGTCGTACCAAGATCGCCGAGCGTAACAGTTCCCGACTGCTCGGGCGTCACTGTGACACGACGACTCTTTCCAGAGTTAAGGGGGCGGTAGTTGCTAACATCAAGCAGGGGCGTAATTGCGGATTCACCAGACATGTTTTATAATATGTCTGGAGATAATAATTTTTAGTTAAAACGATATTTCGCTAAATGGTTTACTGAATACGACGCATCGCTGAAACGGCTTCGGGCACTTTGGGAACAGAAATTCGCATCATGCTTGATCCACCATCAACTCCTTTTTCAATCCCCTGCATTATTTTTTTTGCACTTCCTTTCTGAATTCCAGAAACTATACCTTCTCCCGCCTTAACAATTTGCTTTCCAGCCCCAATCGCTTTGCGACTAGTTCCAGCTACGGATCCAATAGTTTTCGCTAAAGCTCCAGCCCCCATTGCTAGTGGCAAAAACTCGGGGGCCAACGCACCAATGACAGGTGTAGCGTATTGCAACCCAGTTGCTACACCTTTCGCAACCTTCTCAATCACTGGCAGAGCCTTATCAGCGATAAAATTACCAGCGGTTTTCAAGCCCGACTCCACTTGTTTTCCAAATCTGCGGAAACCTTTCCCGACATTACCAAAGAAGCGGTTTGCATCTCGTTGTATTCCCATTATATATATGTCGTTAGATTAATTCCCAATGTAAGCGTTTTTATTCGTGAGACTACCTTTACTAGACTTATCTAGTATAGCATGAGTATTATCTTTGCTAGTTTTGTCAGCATAATCAACACGCAATGTTACGCTCCAAACTGGATTACCAATTAATGCAAGAGGTTGATATGTGTCATCTAGTAATGATATATCAATTGATTGAATTGCTCTCGTTGAGAGAGTCGTGTAAAATGGGCTGTTATTGAAATACTGCAACACCTTAAATGGGGCCACTGTTATCGGAATACGAGCTAAAACACCGCTACCACCACCAACTATCGGACATCTATTCTCAGTTATGATATTGTCTAAACGAACAATAATTCCTGTAGTGAATGCTAAATTGATAGTGTTATCAAGTGTATATGGGCTTGACTTGGATCCACTTGTATAACCCAGCAGTGACTGAGCGGTTCCACCAAAAACTAGCGGACCACCCACAAAAGTACATGTCAATTTATTCGTCGTCGTATTGAATGTTGTTCCCCAAGTAGTCGGAGATGTGAGCGTATTCAGTGCAGTTTGGAGCGATGTTGCAGTGTAGTTTCCAGGTGTGATTGTATATGTTGTCACACCAATTATTAGTGTATTGTTTGTGCTATTGACTACATATATAGCTAAGGGAATTGTTAAACTTTCAATTCCAACAACAAAATGTGTGGGATCATCACTTCGCAAAATAAATGGCTGAATTGGAACGCTTAATCGTGTGCTTACACCTCTCCATGTCGCAGTATTTGCACTATTAATAAAGATTTTTGCGGAACTTTCTCTGACTTCGTTCATCGTCTTATTGTTATAATAACACGATATTATTGTTTGGTTGTGTTTCCTCATACTCTCCTCAATCTGGGAATTGGAAGTGGGGGCGGAGGACTAGGCGGTGGACTAGGCGGGGCTGTTGGTGCAAGTGCCTTCTGAGTCCTCTTCTGTTTAATTATTATTTGCGGGGCCTCATTCTCGCTCTCGCTATTATCATCAAAAACGATCACCTGCTTGTTACGCTTGCGACGGGGAACAGGCTCAGGTTTGGGTTCAGGTGCAATTGATGGTTGTACTTTGGCTTCTATTTGTTTTTCTAAAGCTGGGGCTGGGGCTGGGGCCGATGCTAATCGGTCCTCCTTCATTTTCGCCCTGACTGCTCTTCCCTTTGCTAAATTCTCTAGTTGCTTCTCACTCAGCTTCCTCTTGGTTGATCCCTTTTCAATCGCCTTGTCCTCACTTAGTATTTCTAAATTCATTCTATACTGAAATGTGAGAAAATAATTTCGTCTAATATTATTATTATTTTAGAATTCCACTTTTTTACAAATTCATTGATAAGTATCTAATCGTAATTACAACGGCTAAAGTTTAATTTCATCTCCTAAATTCCCATTATTAAAGCGGATTTCACACAATTAAACATTATTTGAGAGTTGAAACACACAGAAACCGAATAGAAACAAACAACCAACGATCACCAATTCTATCAACATCGGCTCTTTAAGTTGATTGAGAATAATATATATGAGAATGATTTAAAGCGGGTTTTTCATTATTACAATCATCAGCGGTTTTATGTAACCTATCTTGTCGGCCTCATCTTCCGTTCCATCATCATGCCCGAAATGAAATCCCTTAATTGGCTTCTTCAAAAATCGGATCTCACAATTGGGATTGTTGTAAAAATAATCATGGAAGTACTTGGTGTGCGTTGACGCTGGAAGCAAAAAAACCGCTGTCAAATTCTTAGTTTTGAATGCCTTCTCAACAAATAACCCAATCTTCCCGTCAAATAAAGGATGAATATATGCTACCTCCCCAGACCAATCATGCTTTAAAGCACTATTCTCTGCTGTGTAATATTTCTCTAGTAGGTGGTTTGCATCACTAGCACATGCATCTAAAGTAAAATTGAATTCCTTTTGGAGATCGGCCCAGATATTGGGTGGTGTCCGAAGATATTTCATGCTCTTGGAGCAAGAGAATGATAATGTATTTTTTTCAGTCCGTCTTTCCATTTCTATATATTGAGAGATTTATTTCATTTTTTTAATTAATGACAAACATCCTCCTGTATTGTCTGACCTCGTATAACGACCTGAAGATTCTCAGTATCTCTTCCTGTTCCTCGTCGTCCTCATCATTCAGAAAGTTCTTTTCAACTATCTTCTCTATCTCATCCCACTCACTAGTAAGCATCTTGTCAGTCATTCTAAATGTGTCCTCATCCATTTCATAAATGAGATCAACATCCTCTTTGATGTAAGTCCAAGCCGTTCCACTAATACGCCAGTGAGCCGAATCCATCTTTCTAACCGCATCAACCTCGGCTTTGACAGCCTCATCGTATTTGGTCTTTTCTCCCTCTAGCATCCGCTGGATAAACGGAGTCATAATTCCGATCATGGTAATTCCGACACCCATTGTTAGTTAGTCTTGTTGTTAGTTAGTTTGATACCTATATAGATTACCAGAAAATTTAAATCAATTTTTTTTTCAATTAAAAAATTGATTAGGAGGAAAATCTAAATAAAGCATCTGTGAATGATTCGTGTAATCTCCTTTCCTGTTCTGCCTCATTTTCTAAATATCTTTGGTATTCTCCTTGAGTCATTGGTCTTGTTGTCAATGGATTGTGATAAGAGATTGCATTTGGTGTATTTTCAACATGAGAAGCTTGAAAAATAGGTTGTGGTCTTTGATTATTTCTCATTGCTTGACCTGCTTGTTCGTGCAATTGATCTACACTAACTGGTGTAGCTTGTACTCTGTATAGTCTTGGTGTTTGCACTGGTGTTGCTGTTACATGTTGTGGATCTAACGCAGGATAAGCAAATTGATTAGTATTTCTTACTCGTTGTTCTGGTGTTATGTTTGTATTTAGTGGATTCTCTGGGCCACGAAAATGTACGACGCCTGGAGTATCTCTAGGAATTGAACCTCTTTGTAATCCAGCCCTAATTGAGTCAAACACTGATACATGTCCTGCCATTGGATTAACTCTAGCATTATTTTGAAAACCTATATGTGGATGTCTAACATAATCCCGTGATGAAAAAGTTCTTCTGAATCCCTCTCCTTTTCCATTATTGTTATTATTCATATATTAGATACTGAGAAAAAAATCTTCATTTGCCTTGATACCTTATACTAATTAAACCTAAAAACCTAAATAAACCTAAATAAACCTACTTTTTCAGAAGTATTTCTTATATACCCAGATTATAGAATAGTGTTTAGAAAAACTAGGTTTATTTAGGTTTATAGGTTTATTCTAGGTTTAATTAGTATAAGCCCCAAGGGGGCCAAGTAAATAAAATAATTGAATCATCTTATTAACATATTCTATTCTTCTTCTTCGTCTGATATTTCCTTGAATCCAAACCAGACACCTTTTGTTTGTTTTTGTTTGTATATCGGCTTACCATCCTTGTCTGTACTAATGATGGTTTTCTTTCCTTCCTTATCTATTGCATCATGATAACCTCCCATCTTTTGACTATCGTAATTGAATTTCTTTTTGAGTGACTTTAACTCTTGATCTGTGATGATCTGTTTATCAATATAACTCATAAAGATATGGTTATCCATTTTTGCATTAGGATCAAGTTCAAAATGCTTATTGAACCAAACCATAACTTCATCATTTGCATCCATTGTTTTCTTACCTTCAATCTCCCAGTCAATCGGATAAGGCTTGAGTTTCTCCTCATGGTAATATGCTTGAGAATAGGTATAGATGAAATGCAATAAAGCATCGCGATAAGTTGTGGTTAACAATTCACCAAACTTTTTATCCTTCTTGAACTTTTTCAATTCATAATTGTCTTCATTATGATCTTGGAAATCAGAATCCATTTGTAATTGTCTGTATCTTCGCTTAACACCTTCATCAGCATCAATTTTCATCTGGTGATTACCTACGAACAATGCTTTGAATGTGATTGGCATTTGGTCTTTGGTCCCATACATCACCTTGTAGTCTTGAGGTGTGCCTTCAGCAACAAGTTTCATAAAAGCCTCATCTTGTTTCTTACCTTTTCTAAGTTCATTCAACCAACCAAACTTTAGACCATTCCACCCAGCAATCATTTTATGACGATCACCATAACTGCTCTCAAACATCTCACTTGGGAAGCAAGTTACAAACTCGGGCATCAAATCAGTTAACGCAGTTGGAACAACAGACTTTCCATTGCTAGCATTTTCGCCTTTCATGCACCACATATTCTGCTCCTTACGAGCATCTCCAGTCATAGTGTAGCCGTAAAATGACATACCATAATCCAAGTGTTTATCATTCCAATTGAAAATCTTTTTCAGCTCATGTTTCACAATATTTAAATGCTCTTCAGTTGGTAATGCATAATCAAACTTGATTGTTTTTGTGATGTAATCACTAGATAAAATACCAAGACGAAAATCCAGAGTCTTAAGACATAACATACCATTCTTGTATGGTATCCTGTATAGATTAATATCAAGCTTCTTTCTGAAATCGTTATCACAGATGTAAGAGGACAAGAAGGTAAGGACCGAACCAATTCTAGCTGACATACCAGAATGCCAAATTGCTTCCTTAATCTTAGCTAATACCTTTTTGTACCACTCCTTTCGTTCATCTTTTGTAGCATCATTGTATTTGCGTAAATATACCTCATGCTCGTCATTGAGAAGAGCAGTCAAGTAGTTACTCACAAGAGCATGTGGTTTCTTAACTACACCCCATAACTTGGTGTGTGAGTTAAGCATAAACCATTGTTCGCCACAATATACGAGTTCCCTGCTAATATCCTGAGCGATATATTTTGCCTTCGTATTCTCTTCTCCTGTTAACATATTATCAATCACACTCTCACTATGGTGTTCTAGTCGCCAAATACGAAACTGATTCTTATCCTTGTACTTCAAAATATTCTCAATACACAATAAAGCAATTGTTTTGTTATCAAATTGGTAACAGGAATTCCACATCAGCATTGGATCCTTGATTTCACGCTCGGCTCCGAGTTTGCACCAATTTACAAAAAGTCTAGAAGGTAGTCCAAGTGTCTTCAATGCACTAGCAATCCTGAGTTTATCACCATACTCAATGCGTTTTGTTAGTCCATCCTTATTGAAACGAGATCCGATCCAATTAATAAGCAAATCAGTAACCTTATTAGGCTTGTCATTTACCTCAACAATCTCAGTATCACTATCCGTAACATTAGCAACGGAAGGAACTCGCATCATTTTTTTCTTCGGGGCCGAAGGCGAAGCAGACCACTTAGGATTGGTAGGATATTCATGATACTCTGAAAACTGAGCTGACAAATATTTCAAATGCTCCATTGGATCAAAATTAATTTCTTTCTCCTCAATCATGAACTCACCATCAGCCGTATCATATTTAATCTCGTATTGATACTTGATCTCATAAGCTTCATTGCCAGGTTTCCTAGAGCCGAAGAGTTGCCAGTTGGTAGTCCCCTTGGAAATTCCTTCGTCAAATACTGACTCCCAGTCATTAATCAGTGGAAGATCGTTACATACCTGAGGAGCCAGTTCAATCATCTTCTTGCGAATATATAACTGCTTATCATAATCAACACATAATCCAAATGAAATATGAATGCCGTCTTTGGTGAGTGAACCATCCGCAAGGCGATTGACATTCGGTTTCTCCATGATAAATACACTGAATGCGGTCTCATTATCAAATATCATCACATCTTTCATTTTTTCCAAATATAGAAGCATAATATCAAGTGTATGCTCCTTCGTATGTATCCTCTTCTCAACATCATAGCTGTATCTAAAATCCAAGTCAACCATCATCTGTCCGTTCTTCTCCAACTGGCATTCAGTCAGGTATTCCTTCTTGCCTTGCTTGAAGACATGGTCTGAGTACAGCCTATAAAACTCGGGTAAGTCGGAAGGAGGAATCAGGAAAGCCCCAGGATAAATTCCTAAACTATTATCAGGGATTCTGGTGTGAGTAGCTTTCTGACCTTTCGGACATTTGTGAGCGAAGAGGAAATTCTGGAGATTGCTAAATGCAGACATGCTTATACTAATGACTTAGATTATATTTCTAAGTCTTTTGCTAAATCAATTTTATGTGGATTGGTTGATCCAAATAAAAAAAGGTGTGCTAATTAAATTTGTGTTTGAGCTCTTCTAATACAAGGACCCATTGTTTTTTTATTTTATTTTTAAATCTGTATATTCGTGCGTGATGACAGCTAAGTGCACGATGAGCGTCTGGGTTCTTCTCTCGCCATGCATAAATTCTCTCCTTATTGTATTCGTATGAGACATAAGTCATTTCCTATATACTTATACACACATATTATTTCTAAATACTTTGTTTTATTCATCTTTGATGTAACCATCTTCCCAGAAGTTAGTCAATAACATATTATCGCCGTTATCTTGTTGATTGACATGACACCCATGCGATCCACCTTGAATGTTCCGTGGAGTTTTCCTGTTTTGTATCCTTCTCTCGGTTTGTTTGTCATCTTTCTGTCATTGACAAACATCAGCTGGAAATGCTCTCCAGCTCCATCGCCATTGTCATGGAACGGGGCTGTGATGATGACCTGGTTGAACTCGGTATCCATTGTCTGCCTGAAAGTCTCACTGGTAGCGTAGTACTGCTGAAGAGCTGTGAAGA